TTAGTACACAAGTTTTTCTAATTTTTGCTCTAACTCTCTGTCCATTTTCTCTGTTACATGTGTATACACCTTTATAGTCGTTTTTTCATCTGTATGTCCTACTCTTTTCATAATTGCTTTTAACGATATATTCATTTCCGCCAATAAACTTATGTGAGTATGCCTTAGTGTGTGAGTAGTAACTTTTTTATTTATATTTAATGATTCTGCAGCTGAGGACAATCGTTTGTTTATCCTACTGCCTTGCATAGGATTTCCTTGGCAAGTTGTGAATATAAACCCTCTATCAACATAGCTTGGTTCCCATTGTTGCATCTTTTTATTTTCTAACATTATTTTTTTCAATACATTTGCTATCCTTGAATTGATGGCGATTTTTCTTCTTGAACCTGCGGTCTTAGTAGTATCTTTGTGACCAAATCCAGCATTACATTTGATTCTGTGAATAGTACCGTTAATATCGATCGTCTTATTTTTGAGGTCTACATCTTTAACTTGGAGCGCTAATAACTCACCTATGCGCATACCTGTTAAAGCTTGAACTTCAACAGCCCCAGCAACTAAAATACGAGCTCTATACTGCATGTTATTATCGTTCAGTATAAAATCGCGTATCTGTATTACCTGTTCCATCTCTAAATAGTTATACATTTTCGCTTCTTCTTTTTCTATATCTTCTATCGTCTTACTCTTCTTTGGTAGTGTGACGCTATTTAATATGTGTTCGTTTGGATAATTGTAAAATTTAACGGCGTATTTAATAGCTTCTTTCATATGTCCAAGTTGACGCTTTACCTGATTTGCAGAATATACGTTTGATAATTCGTTAATAAATGTTTGCATGTACTTTGTATCAATTTTGTTTAAAAGTAAATTTTGAGAACTGTTCTTTTTGATGTTTTTGATTCTTGTTTTCAAATTATCAAGCGTCGTTACTTTAAAGCCAGATGTTTTTGTATGATATTCAAACCATTCATCTAATAGTGTATGAAAAGTCAAAGTTTTTAAAATGCTTGATGACTGGTTATTCAATTTTTCTTTTATTTTTTCTTCTAAACGAAACATTGCTTCTTTTTGAGATTGTTTTGTATTCTTGTTCAACACAACACTTACACGTTTCCATTTATCTGTATACGGATCTTTGTATTTCTCGTAGTATCTATACTTCGTTTCATTGTTCTTATTTTTAAATTTTTCAAACCACATTTTACATCCCTCCTCAAAATTGGCAAAAAATAATAAGGGTAGGCGGGCTACCCGATATTTAGTACTAGGTACTAAATGTGATATAATAAAATAAAAAGTAGGTGATATTTTGCAAATTTTACTATTGATAATAACAACTGGGATACCAGGATTTTATACTTACTATGCTCTATCCAATAAGAATTTGGTGTATTTCAATAGTGATAATAAGAAAGTTATTCTCGCTTTCTTTTCTGTAGTTTCTGTTTTTATTTTTTTATTAACTCTTAGTCTGTTTTCAGGACAAAACAACGTAAATCAGCTATTTCAAAAATTAACTTTTACAAAAACATTGTCTGCACTAATAGTAAGTATATTAATAATCATCATATTAACAGAATTCGTGTATACAAAAATTATAGAAATATACAATATTTTTAGTAATCATAACCGTAAAAGTAATAATTTAAAAAAAGTTGAAACGCTACCTGTACATCTATTAAAGTATGAAGATAATAAATATAAAATGTTCATAACTGTAAAAGATTTCGAAGGTAACATAATTGAAAAAGGATTCCTTGATAACTATTCAAGAAAACACAATCGAAATATATTACTTGATACTAGATTTAATGCTAATTACGAAGCCTTCAAAACATTGTCTGAATACAATGATTCATATTTAGATTTTGAAAACAAAGTTAAATTAGAATATCTATATATCGATAAGAAAAAATTAATTATTTCTTCTTAGGTTCTTGGATTAAACTTTCAACTTGACCGCTAGTTAATTTTTGATCACTTCCGGACTCGCCATTTCTAATTTCGCCTTTGTTTTCATTCATGTTATCACCACCATTCAACGTCTACACTAGTAGGCGTTTTTGAATTTTTTTAATCCTTTTTCTCGTCACGCTATATAGGTACTTTTAATCGTAATTAAAGCCAAGTTTATTTAAAATCTCTAAATAATCTGACGACTTTGCCCGTAATGTTTACGTCATTTATTTTTGACATTGGGTAGCTTCTATCTTTAATGGTAACGTAATTAGATAATCGCTTTAGGGTAAATGTGTCATCTGAGTTAAATATAATTTCACAAAAATATTCATCAGTCGCAGTTCCGTTTTCAGGACAGTAAACAGTAATTATATCTCTGTCAAAGATAAAGTCCATTACATCATCATCCTGATCTAAAATGTAGCAAACAGTCATATCTTCATTTTCAACTCTTCTTGCGCTATTTATAGTAGTTATTGGTTGTGCAACTAATTTGCCTTTTGCCTCTGTGTATCTTTTTGGAAATTCCACATAATTCATTAAATCGATTGTTTTATTTGTTTCCATATTAGCTCTTCTTTCTTATATTGTTTTATTAGTTAATATTGGCTCCTGGTACTGCGCTAGCACCAGCTCTTGCTTCCTCTTCTTTTCCTTTTTTGTACTCTTCAAAAGCTTTAGCCTGTTCATCTTTAGTCCAGCCAGGCGAAACGACATACTCATCATTTAAATTAGTATTTTGTGAATCGTTTTCATTTATATTTGCAGGAGTATTATTAGATGGATCTGAATTATTATTAAGTTGATTGTTTTGTGATTGGTTTTGATTGTTTGAATTATTTTGTATGCTATTATTAGGTGGATTTTTATCTTCAACTTTTTTCATTTTTTCTTGTTGCGTTTTTGGTTTGCTACCTTTGTGTTTTTGTGTTTGTGACTTTTTATTTTCTTCTTTTTTTGGTTTTTCTTTTTCACCACAAGCTGTTAAAGCTAATGTACTTACTAGTAGCAGTCCGATTACTTTTTTCATATGTATCTCTCCTTTGTTTATATTTCCTTATATTTAAAAACTCTCAACGGCTCAAACGTAATAGAATACTCGCCATAGTGAGTTCCAATACCATATATATTTTTATATTGTTCTATAGCTTCTAGTATGTATGATTCACTCAACTGCAGATACTCTGACAACTCGTACAAATTACGAACACCGTAGTTGTGAGCTTCCACAATTTCGCGTAACGGGACTGCTGAGATAAAGCCGTGTCGCCTTGCGTAATTTTCGAACTTGCGATTGTTGAATTTCGAGTAATCGGCTATATCACCGTATGTAAGTTTATTATGTGCTAATTCTTCAAAGAGAATTCCTGCCTTTTCTCTATCTGATAAGCCACGCTTTATTAAAATTAAATCTCCTAACCATACCCCATCCAAATTATCTGGAAGCACATCAGCCTCTCTTATTTCAATATAATCATGTTGTATTAAAGTTTCTTCATATAATCCCATCTGATACATCCTTTACTTACGTTTGCTTCTTATATAATCAGCATAATCTAAAACTCTTTGCCATTCATCATCTGTCAATTCTCCTTCAAGGTGAGCTGCACGATGTTGTACTTCGTTTTCTGGTTGTCTATTTTTTAATAGTAAATATTCTGGGGTAACTTTCAATGCATTGGCAATTTCAGCTATATCCTCCATAGGTATTTTTCTGCTACCGTTTTCGTATCGGGATAAGGTAGATTTATTGACACCTATCTTAGTTGCAAAATCAGTTAAATTCACATTATTTTCTTTTCGTAGTTGTTTGATTAATTTACCTATTTCCGCTGAAGTTCTCATTTCAAATTTACCTCCGTTTTATTTATAACAGTATAATAACACTTTTCCATATAGGAAACAACTAGCATTTTAAAAGAATAAAAAATATTTTTCGAGATTCTTGTTGACAATTAGGAAACTTAAGTTTAATATTGAGTTAACTTCAAAAAACGGAGGTGAGCAAATGTATGAGTTCAATGTCAAAAGAATGAAAGCTGAGCGCATTGCTAAAGGCATTTCGATTTCTGATATGGCAAAAAAATTAGGAATGACACCAGGAACTTATTCGAAAAAAGAAAACGGACATATTAGAATTAATGTTGACGATTTAGCAAAAGTAATTGAAGTGTTAGAATTACCACAAGATAAGTGCGGTATTTTTTTTACTTACAAAGTTTCCAAAATGTCAACAAAACAAAAACAAACATCTTAAAAGGAGGAATAACAAATGAACATTCAAGAAGCAACTAAGATAGCTACAAAAAATCTTGTCTCTATGACACGGAAAGATTGGAAAGAAAGTCATCGAACTAAGATATTACCAACAAATGATAGTTTTTTACAATGCATCATTTCAAATAGCGATGGGACAAACCTTATCAGATATTGGCAACCTTCAGCCGATGACCTCATGGCAAATGATTGGGAAGTTATAAACCCAACTAGAGACCAGGAATTATTGAAGCAATTTTAGAAATGCTATCAATGATACTTTTTAAATTGTTTTTAAACTCATTTTCAAAGTAAACAACAGTCTTGTCTGAAATTGTTACATGATAAATAGTGTTACTAGCATACACGCCGTTTAGGAACCCAGAGTTTTTAAGTTTATTTAAATCGTATTTTACATCTTCGAAATGTAGTTTTTGAAAATACTTTGTATGTATATCTTTAGCACTTCCAAAATTATTGCAGGTTAATTTAACCGAACCTAACTTTACACATTCTAAATAATCTTTGTAGAGTACGGACAAGATATATTGTTGGTCTTTAGTAAGTGTATCAAATTCATCAGATATCAAGGGCATGTTATCACCTCCTTAGGTTGATAACAACATTATACACGAAAGGAGCATAAACAAATGAACACAAGATCAGAAGGATTGCGTATAGGCGTCCCACAAGTTTCTAGCAAAGCTGATGCTTCTTCATCCTATTTAACGGAAAAGGAACGTAACTTAGGAGCGGAAATATTAGAGCTTATTAAAAAAAGTGATTACAGCTACTTAGAAATAAACAAAGTTTTCTATGCATTAGATAGAGAACTTCAATACAGGGCGAATAATAACAAACTTTAACAGAGATACCAAAAATTATTATTTATATATCTATGAAAAGAGAGTTTCAGAATTAACCATCGATGATTTCGAATAAAGGAGGAACAACAAATGTTACAAAAATTTAGAATCGCTAAAGAAAAAAGTAAATTAAAACTCAATTTACTAAAACATGCAAACAGTAATTTAGAAACAAGAAACAACCCTGAACTGTTGCGAGCAGTTGCAGAGTTGCTTAAAGAGATTAATCGATAAATTCTATGAATTCGATTTTAGCTGAAGCGATAGCTACTATTTTGTCTCCAACAAAAGTATATGAGCCATTAGTGAACAAGGAACTTTTAATTTTTTCTTTTGATATTTCAACAGTTCCGCGATGACCTGACTTTATCACTTTTTCTAAATTATCGATTTCAACAAATTTATCATTAGAAAGATATAAACAAGCTTTCATACTTATCACCTCCTTAGGTTGATAACAACATTATACACGAAAGGAGTGATAGAAATGCCAAAAATCATAATACCACCAACACCAGAAAACACATATCGAGGCGAAGAAAAATTTGTGAAAAAGTTATACGCAACACCTACACAAATCCATCAATTGTTTGGAGTATGTAGAAGTACAGTATACAACTGGTTGAAATATTACCGTGAAGATAATTTAGGTGTAGAAAATTTATACATTGATTATTCAGCAACAGGCACACTGATTAATATTTCTAAATTAGAAGAGTATTTGATCAGAAAGCATAAAAAATGGTATTAGGAGGATTATCAAATGAGCGACACATATAAAAGCTACCTAATAGCAGTGCTATGCTTCACGGTCTTAGCGATTGTACTCATGCCGTTTCTATACTTCACTACAGCATGGTCAATTGCAGGATTCGCAAGTATCGCAACATTCATATTCTATAAAGAGTACTTTTATGAAGAATAAAAAAACTGCTACTTGCGACAACAAGTAACAGTTAAAGATAAGCATTTGTCTTAAATAATTATATAAGGAGTTATTAATATGACCTTACAACAAAAAATACTATCACATTTTGCAACATATGACAATTTCAATCCTGATGATGTAGTTGAAGTTTTTGGAGTATCGAAAACACATGCAAAATCCACACTTTCGAGACTTAAGAAAAAAGGAAAGGTTGAAATGGAAAGTTGGGGAAAATGGCGTGTTATCGAAGCACAATTACATTTAACTGTCGTCGAACGTAAAAAAGAAATTTTAGAAGAGCAATTTGAATTGTTAGCAAGATTGAATGAACAAAGTGATGACCCTAGAGAAATAGAAGATCGTATCAAGTTAATGATTCGTCTAGCTAACCAATTTTAAGGAGGATTTAATCAATGGCAATATTAGAAGATATTTTTGAAGAATTAAAACTATTAAATAAGAATTTACGTGTGTTAAATACTGAACTATCAACTGTGGATTCATCAATCGTACAAGAGAAAGTTAAAGAAGCACCAATGCCAAAAGAAGAAACAGCTCAACTGGAAACAATTGAAGAAGTTAAGGAAACGTCTACTGATTTAACTAAAGATTATATTTTATCAGTAGGAAAAGAGTTCCTTAAAAAAGCAGATACTTCTGATAAGAAAGAATTTAGAAATAAACTTAACGAACTTGGTGCGGATAAGCTATCTACTATCAAAGAAGAACATTATGAAAAAATTGTTGATTTCATGGAAGCGAGAATTAATGCATGAAGCTAGATCACTCAAATAGAGCTCATGCAAAGCTAAGTGCAAGTGGTGCGAAACAATGGCTAAACTGCCCACCGAGTATTAAGGCAAGTGAAGGTATTGCAGATAAAAGTTCAGTTTTTGCTGAAGAAGGTACATTCGCCCATGAATTAAGTGAGTTATATTTCAGTCTTAAATATGAAGGCCTAACACAGTTTGAGTTTAATAAAGCTTTTCAAAATTATAAGCGAAATCAATATTACAGTGAAGAGTTGCGTGAATATGTTGAAGAGTATGTAGCTAATGTAGAAGAAAAATATAACGAAGCTTTGAGTAGGGATAATGATGTAATAGCTTTATTTGAAACAAAATTGGATTTAGGTAAATACGTCCCTGAATCTTTTGGTACTGGTGATGTCATTATATTTTCAGGTGGTGTACTTGAAATTATTGACCTTAAATACGGTAAAGGCATTGAAGTTTCAGCTATAGATAATCCTCAACTTAGATTATATGGCTTGGGCGCATATGAACTGCTTAGTTTAATGTATGACATTCATACAGTTCGCATGACTATCATACAACCACGAATAGATAACTTTTCTACTGAAGAGTTACCAATATCAAGATTACTTCAATGGGGAACCGATTTTGTTAAACCATTAGCCAGACTTGCTTATAACGGTGAAGGTGAGTTTAAAGCAGGTAGTCATTGTAGATTCTGTAAGATAAAGCATTCATGTAGAACACGTGCAGAATACATGCAAAATGTGCCTCAAAAGCCACCACATTTGTTAAGTGATGAAGAGATTGCAGAACTTTTATATAAACTGCCTGATATCAAAAAATGGGCTGATGAAGTAGAACATTATGCGCTAGATCAAGCGAAAGGAAATGATAAAAACTATCCTGGTTGGAAGCTTGTAGAAGGTCGTTCGCGAAGAATGATAACTGATACAAAAGCAACGCTTGAAAAGTTAGTTGAAGCGGGTTATAAACCTGAAGATATTACAGAAACCAAGTTACTTAGCATTACGAAATTAGAAAAATTAATTGGTAAAAAAGCATTTTCTAAAATTACAGAGGGCTTTATAGAAAAGCCACAAGGTAAATTAACACTTGCTACCGAGTCTGATAAACGACCAGCTATAAAGCAATCTGCTGAAGATGATTTTGACAAACTATAAAAATTAAAAAGGACGGTATATAAACATGAAAGCAAAAGTATTAAATAAAACTAAAGTGATTACAGGAAAAGTAAGAGCATCATATGCACATATTTTTGAACCTCACAGTATGCAAGAAGGGCAAGAAGCAAAGTATTCAATCAGTTTAATCATTCCTAAATCAGATACAAGTACGATAAAAGCCATTGAACAAGCTATAGAAGCTGCTAAAGAAGAAGGAAAAGTTAGTAAGTTTGGAGGCAAAGTTCCTGCAAATCTGAAACTTCCATTACGTGATGGAGATACTGAAAGAGAAGATGATGTGAATTATCAAGACGCTTATTTTATTAACGCATCAAGCAAACAAGCACCTGGTATTATTGACCAAAACAAAATTAGATTAACGGATTCTGGAACTATTGTAAGTGGTGACTATATTAGAGCTTCAATCAATTTATTTCCATTCAACACAAATGGTAATAAGGGTATCGCAGTTGGATTGAACAACATTCAACTTGTAGAAAAAGGCGAACCTCTTGGCGGTGCAAGTGCAGCAGAAGATGATTTTGATGAATTAGACACTGATGATGAGGATTTCTTATAAGTCAATAGGTGGGGTTTTTAGCCCCACTTTAATTTTAAAGAAATTGAGGTGTCAAGAATTTGAAATTTATGAATATAGATATTGAAACATACAGCAGTAACGATATTTCGAAATGTGGTGCCTATAAATACACAGAAGCTGAAGATTTCGAAATTTTAATTATAGCTTATTCGATAGATGGTGGAGCGATTAGTGCGATTGACATGACTAAAGTAGATAATGAGCCTTTCCACGCTGATTATGAGACGTTTAAAATTGCTCTATTTGACCCTGCTGTAAAAAAGTATGCATTCAATGCTAATTTCGAAAGAACTTGTCTTGCTAAACATTTTAATAAACAGATGCCACCTGAAGAATGGATTTGCACAATGGTTAATTCAATGCGTATTGGCTTACCTGCTTCGCTTGATAAAGTTGGAGAAGTTTTAAGACTACAAAGCCAAAAAGATAAAGCAGGTAAAAATTTAATTCGTTATTTCTCTATACCTTGTAAACCAACAAAAGTTAATGGAGGAAGAACAAGAAACCTACCTGAACATGATCTTGAAAAATGGCAACAATTTATAGATTACTGTATTCGAGATGTAGAAGTAGAAATGGCGATTGCTAATAAAATTAAAGACTTTCCAGTAACTGCAATTGAACAAACATATTGGGTTTTTGACCAACATATAAACGACAGAGGTATTAAGCTTTCTAAATCATTGATGTTAGGAGCTAATGTGCTCGATAAGCAGAGTAAAGAAGAATTGCTTAAACAAGCTAAACATATAACAGGTTTAGAAAATCCTAATAGTCCTACACAGTTATTGGCTTGGTTAAAGGATGAACAAGGATTAGATATACCTAATTTACAAAAGAAAACGGTTCAGGAGTACTTAAAAGAAGCAACAGGAAAAGCTAAAAAAATGCTAGAAATTAGATTGCAAATGTCTAAAACCAGTGTGAAAAAATACAACAAAATGCATGACATGATGTGCAGTGATGAACGGGTAAGAGGTCTGTTTCAATTTTACGGTGCCGGTACTGGAAGATGGGCAGGTAGAGGTGTACAACTTCAGAATTTAACAAAGCATTATATTTCAGATACTGAATTAGAAATAGCAAGAGATCTTATTAAAGAACAACGTTTTGATGATTTAGATTTATTACTCAATGTTCATCCTCAAGACTTATTAAGTCAATTAGTTAGGACGACATTTACTGCTGAAGAAGGTAATGAACTAGCAGTAAGTGATTTTTCTGCAATAGAGGCAAGAGTCATAGCATGGTATGCAAAAGAACAATGGCGTTTAGATGTATTCAACACACACGGAAAGATATATGAAGCATCGGCTTCTCAAATGTTTAATGTACCGGTAGAAAGCATAACTAAAGGCGACCCTCTCAGACAAAAGGGAAAAGTGTCCGAATTAGCTTTAGGTTATCAAGGTGGCGCTGGAGCTTTAAAAGCAATGGGTGCATTGGAAATGGGCATTGAAGAAAACGAGTTACAAGGTTTAGTTGATAGTTGGCGTAACGCAAATCCTAACATAGTTAATTTTTGGAAGGCTTGCCAAGAGGCTGCAATTAATACTGTAAAATCTCGAAAGACGCACCATACACATGGACTTAGATTTTACATGAAAAAAGGCTTTCTAATGATTGAACTACCTAGTGGAAGAGCTTTAGCTTATCCAAAAGCTTCAGTTGGTGAAAATAGTTGGGGTAGTCAAGTTGTTGAATTTATGGGCTTAGATCTTAACCGTAAATGGTCAAAGTTAAAAACATATGGTGGGAAGTTAGTCGAGAATATTGTTCAAGCAACTGCAAGGGATTTACTTGCGATTTCTATAGCTAGGCTTGAAGCATCAGGTTTTAAAATAGTTGGTCATGTCCATGATGAAGTAATTGTAGAAATACCTAGAGGTTCAAATGGACTTAAGGAAATCGAGACTATCATGAATAAGCCTGTTGATTGGGCAAAAGGATTGAATTTGAATAGTGACGGATTTACTTCTCCGTTTTATATGAAGGATTAGGGGTGTGATTGCATGCAACATCAAGCTTATATCAATGCTTCTGTTGACATTAGAATTCCTACAGAAGTTGAAAGTGTTAATTACAATCAGATTGATAAAGAAAAAGAGAATTTGGCGGACTATTTATTTAATAATCCAGGTGAACTATTAAAATATAACGTTATAAATATCAAGGTTTTAGATTTAGAGGTGGAATGATGGCTAGAAGAAAAGTTATAAGAGTGCGTATCAAAGGAAAACTAATGACATTGAGAGAAGTTTCAGAAAAATATCATATATCTCCAGAACTTCTTAGATATAGATACAAACATAAAATGCGCGGCGATGAATTATTGTGTGGAAGAAAGGACTCAAAATCTAAAGAAGAAGTTGAATATATGAAGAGTCAAATAAAAGATGAAGAAAAAGGGAGAGAAAAAATCAGAAAAAAAGCGATTTTGAACCGATACCAACGAAATGTGAGAGCGGAATATGAACAGGAAAGAAAGAGAAGATTAAGACCATGGCTTTATGATGGAACGCCACAAAAACATTCACGTGATCCGTACTGGTTCGATGTCATTTATAACCAAATGTTCAAGAAATGGAGTGAAGCATAATGATTGTAATCAGTAACAGAAAAGTAGATATGAACGAAACGCAAGACAATGTTAAGCAACCAGCGCACTACACATACGGCGACATTGAAATTATAGATTTTATTGAACAGGTTACGGCACAGTATCCACCTCAACTAGCATTCGCAATAGGCAATGCGATCAAATACTTGTCTAGAGCACCGTTAAAGAATGGTCATGAGGATTTAGCAAAGGCGAAGTTTTACGTCCAAAGAGCTTTTGACTTGTGGGAGTAATGACCATGACAGATAACGCACGCAAAGAATACCTAAATCAATTCTTTGGATCTAAGAGATATCTGTATCAGGATAACGAACGAGTGGCACATATCCATGTAGTAAACGGCACTTATTACTTTCACGGACATATCGTACCAGGTTGGCAAGGTGTGAAAAAGACATTTGATACAGCGGAAGAGCTTGAAACATATATAAAGCAACATGGTTTGGAATACGAGGAGCAGAAGCAACTAACTTTATTTTAGAGGAGATGGAAATGATGAAAATCAAAATTGAAAAAGAAGTGAACTTGCCTGAACTTATCCAATGGGCTTGGGATAACCCCAAGTTATCAGGTAATAAAAGACTCTATTCAAACGATGTTGAACGCAACTGTTGTGTGACTTTTGATGTTGATAGCATCTTATGTAATGTGACTGGATACGTATCAATTAACGATAAATTCACTATTCAAGAGGAGATATAACAATGAAAATCAAAGTAAAAAAAGAAATGAGACTAGATGAATTAATTAAGTGGGCATGGGATAACCCTGGATTAGCAACAGGAAGAAATTTTTATCCACAAACCAAGAGTGATATTGATTATAAGTGCTTCTCTCTTTATGACGGAAGAAATTGTATCATAAAAGGTTTTGTATCAGCTGATGATACTTTTGAAGTCGAATTTGAAGAAGATATCACAGAAGAGACTAAGGTTGATAGGTTGATTGAATTATTCGAGATTCAAGAAGGAGACTATAACTCTACACTATATGAGAACACTAGTATAAAAGAATGTTTATATGGCAGATGTGTGCCTACTAAAGCATTCTATATCTTAAACGATGACATGACGATGACATTGATTTGGAAAGATGGGGAGTTGGTAGAATGATGCAAACCTATAAAGTAAGTCTTTGTATCAAGTTCTTAGTATCTAAATGTGATTACAAAATAAAAAAGCATTATTTTGTGCAAAGTATAAATGAGGAAGAAGCTAAGAATATGGCATTAAAACTGACTCGTAAAAAACTCCCATTCAAAACTGCAAGCATAGAGGTCGAAAAAGTGGAGGTAGTAGAATGATGCCGAAATATAGAGTATGGGACACCGAAACAAAAAAGATGTGTGAGGTTGTGGCGTTAGATCTTCACAATAGCGAAGTTAGTTATTCAACTAAAGAAAATGAATACGGCAAGGTTATAAAGGAGTTTATAAAGACTGAGAAAATGGCAGATGTAGAACTTATGCAGTCAATTGGTATAAATCTGTGGGGAAGAGAATTATACGAGGGCGATATATTAAAAGTCGTATCAACGAAACTGTGGGGCATCGAACGGGATAAAACATACATTTATTTAGATGCTACAGGCGTAGTCACTCGAAACGCTATTGGCACTATAATTGGCGACGTACATCTATTGAGAGTTTTTGAGGCTGAAGAAGTTCGTGAAATGCCAACTATTGAATACTTGGGCAATAAGTTTGAAAATCCGGAGTTACTGGAGGAGATAGAATGAACTATGAAACAGGGTTCCAACTAGGTGTAATGGAAGCTAGGTTGAAGAAGATGAGAAAACAACGTGATGCGTGCAAGAAGCAACGTGATGAGCTTATCGTGGATATAGCTAAGTTAAGAGAGCGCAACAAAGAGCTGGAGAAGAAAGCAAGTGCATGGGATAGGTATTGCAAGAGCGTTGAAAAAGATTTAATAAACGAATTTGGCAAAGATGTTGAAAGAGTTAAATTTGGAATGGATTTAAACAATAAAATTTTCATGGAGGAAGACACTAATGAATAACCGCGAACAAATTGAACAGTCCGTTATAAGTGCTAGTGCGTATAACGGCAATGACACAGAGGGATTGCTAAAAGAGATTGAGGACGTGTATAAGAAAGCACAAGCGTTTGATGAAATACTTGAGGGAATGACAAATGCTATACAACATTCAGTTAAAGAAGGTGTTGAACTTGATGAAGCAGTAGGGATTATGACGGGGCAAGTGGTCTATAAATATGAGGAGGAGCAGGAAAATGAGTATTAG